GTAATCAGGCTATCATCGTAACCAATGAAAGACATCTAGTAGCTATTGGTTCTGCAAGTGATCCTAGAAAGATTGCTTGGTCTGATAGAGAAGACAGAAACAACTGGACATCAAAAGCCACTAACTCAGCGGGTGATCTACAAATCCCTACGGGTGGTAGAGCATTGTACGCAGTTAAGTTTGGTACAGATGTCATTATATTTAGTGATACAGGCATAGCTAGAATGTATTATACAGGCAATCCTTTTATATACGGTATAGCTGATGCGGGTTCTAACTGTAAAGCAGTAGGCAGAAGAGTTATTGTTTCTACAGGATCATTTATGGCATGGATGGGTGAGAACTCATTCTTTGTTTACGATGGACAGGTTAGAGAAATACCATGTGAAGTACACGACTATGTGTTTGACAATCTAAACCAACAAGGCAGAGCTGCTAGTTGGGGTGGACACAACTCTAACTTCAATGAAATATGGTGGGGATTCCCAAGCGGTGAAGGGCAATACACACCGAACAAATACGTTATATGGAACTACAGAGAAAATACATGGTCTATAGGTGAATTAGATCGTGGTTGTTGGATTGACCAAGGTGTATTTGATTTCCCTATAGCGGGTGACTCTAGTGGGTTTATATACGAACACGAATCACAATTATTGGCTAACTCTCCAAGTTTAGGTACATCTGTACCTTTTGCAACAAGTGGCCCTATAGAGATTGGCAATGGCGACAGGTACGTTCAATGCAACCAGATTATTCCAGACGAAGAAGCAAACACCTTACCTGGTGTGACTCTTAGTTTCAAAGGTAGATTTACACCTCTAGGAAGCGAGACTGACTTTGGCAGTTTCACCTTTGAAAGTGATGGTTATACCGATGCAAGGTTCTCAGCACGACAGGTACAAATGACAGTTACAGGAAGTACAACACAAGACTTCCAAGTTGGTAATATAAGGTTAGATGTCAGGAACAGAGGTAGAAGATAATGGACTTATCCTCACAACGACAGTACATACAACGTGCAATAAATGTTAAATATTCTTTTGCAGCAACTACGCAACAAACTATATACACAACACCTAGTGGTGGTGATTTTGATTTTGCTATTATCAAAAGTTTTTTAGCTTGCGATCATGGTAATCAACAAACAAATTTAGACGTATCAATAACCGATACCAGTTCTAATGAGTTTTTTATCTATAAAGAAAAAAACATAGCAGCACACGCTACAGAAGAATTACAAACCAATGCGGGGATAATTTTGCAACAAGGCGAGATTATCAAAGCACAGGTTAATCATGCAAACATACACTTGGTACTAAGTATTATTGAATATGCAAAAGGTGACTGATAACGTAGAGAAAACCTTGAGATATCAAGATTCCTATACAATAGACCATGTAGAAGATAAAATAAGAATCTAGGAGTAAATTTTAATGAGTTTATCTGTATTAGAAACAAAAGAAGACATTACACAAAAAGATATTTCTAAGTTTTTAGAATATCAAGAAAATAAACTTAAGTTTCAAAAAAAAGTAAAAGAATTTGAAACAGCATTAAGTGATTTTTCTACAGAAACAGGTCAAGATAAAAATCTTCCCGCTATTCAGGGATATGAAGAGGGTTATGTTACGCATGATTTTGCAGATGGACAATATATTAGAGCTATTACTATGCCAAAAGGTTTGGTTGTATCAACTAAAATACACGCTAAAAACCACCCATTTTTTGTTATGAAAGGTAAGTGTTCCGTTTATACTGAAGATGGTATGCAGACTATAGAAGCTCCGTATCATGGAATAACTTATTCAGGCACAAAAAGATTACTATATATCCATGATGAGTGTGTTTGGATAACAGTTCACCGCACCGATAAATTAAGCGTGGAAGAAGTAGAAGAAGAAGTTATTGCAAAAGATTTTGATGAAAAAGATTTTTTAATGATTGATACCAAACAAATAGATAATTTAATAAAACAAATGAGGAATGACTAATGAGTTTTGCAACCACAGCAGCAGTAGTAGGATCAGCAGCAGCGGCTAAAGCAGCTTTTGATCCAGAAACAGGTCAAACTACACAGACACAACAATTAGACCCAGCACAACAAGCTATGCTGAGAGAAGTCTATGGACAAGGTAGAGCTTTAGCGGCACAACCTTTTGTACCATACACAGGTGCAAGAGTGGCTGGTTTTTCACCTGACCAACTTAGAGCATTTCAAGCTACTCGTGGTTTGTTTGAAACAGGTATGCAGTATGATCCTATGGCTGGATTGGCTGGACTTGCACAAGCCCCCGCCCCTAGTCTTTTACAAACAGACATATCTGCCTATCAATCACCTTATACACAGCAAGTTATAGACACTACATTAGGTGATATAAGAAGAGAACGAGACATAGCACAACGTAGAGCACAAGAATCAGCGATTCGTGCGGGTGCTTTTGGTGGATCACGTTCAGCAATTATGGAAGCTGAAGCTACTAGACCGTATGTAGAACAAGCAGCTAGAACCGCAGCTGGACTAAGACAAGCTGGATTTGGTCAAGCTTTAGGTGCTGCCGAGTCAGACATTGCAAGACAAATGGCAACTAGAGGTTTCCAAAGAGGTGTCTTAGGAGACATATCTGGTTTACAAGCTGGAAGACTTGGTTTATTAGGCGGTATAGGAGCACAGCAACAAATGCTACAACAAAGAGCATTGGATGTTCCGTATCAAGAATTCCAAAGAGCCTTGGCTTACGGGCCTCAACAGCTTGGTTTATTATCAGCAGCAGCGGGTCAACCTTTTGCTACTAGCAAAACAACAGGTTATCAACCTAGTACATTAGAAGGTGCACTTGGTGCTTTAGACATATTAAATCAACCGTTTATGAAAGATTACTTTGGTGGCTCTAGTGGTACTACACCACCCCCATCTGAACCTGTTCCAGGAGGTGGTAGTGGTTTTAATATTGGTGGTTTTCTTGGTTCAGACAAAAGAATGAAAGAAGATATTAAATTTGTTGGCAAAGAAAAAGGACACAACATTTATACATGGAATTGGAAAGATGAAGCTAAACAAATGGGTTGGGATAAATTCCCAACAATCGGTGTTCTTGCTCAAGAGGTTATGAAGTATATGCCTGAAGCAGTCATGAAAGACGAGAACGGATATTACAAAGTTAATTACGGAGTTTTGTAAATGGCAAATGCAAACGACTCACTATCACAATTATCAGATGCACTAGGTATTGCAACTGCAAGACTATCTGGCGATCCACAAAGGATGCAGATGGCTTTAGGGTTGCAACAAAGTCGTAAGTTGCAAGAGCAAGAGAATAAGTTAAATCAATTTATTGGTGAAAATTATTCAGAAAAGGAACAACAATTACTTTATGCAGTACCGTTTGCAGAAAGAGCTAAAATTCTTATGGGTTCACAAAAACCAGAATCGATAGAATTATTACAAATGGTAGATAAAGATAATAATTTTATAAGAAACATTACAGAAAAAGATTTTGTAAATATGCAAAGATTAGGAACTTTACCTGAAGGTGCAAAATTAACTAGATTACCTACTGGAACAGAAGCAGCCCAAACAAAAAAATTATCAGAACCATCAGAAATTTTTATAAGCCCAGAAATAAAACCTTATGAAGAACAATACGATGCAACAATTCGTTTAGCAAATGCAATACAGTCAACAGCAGATCAAATAGCTAAAGAACCCACAGCAGCTCTTGCTTTAGCTGGAGGAGCACAATTTATAGATGCTGTGATACAAAACACAAAAGCAGTTGTCGGTGAATATGCACAACAAAATCCTGATGTTAATACATTTTACGAAGAGTCAAAGAAATCTGGAACTTTTATATCAGAAACCAACAGAGATTTTGGAGAAAGAATCAGAGAGGTTTCTCAAGGCAATGCTTTATTAGAATCAAAAATTAGAGATTTAGCATATTTATTTGCTGCTGCCAGGGGACAAGAAGGTAGAGGTTTGTCTGATAAAGATTATGAAAACGCTTTGGATATCGTTAGTGGTGGTGTGGGTGCTCAAGGAAAAATGGCTGTTTTATCAGAAGTTCATAACAGAATTACTGGTGAGGTAACAACCTCTCTAAACAATCAAAAAACAAGATTAGATTACAGGGCTAAACAAAACCCAGAAAGACAGGAAGATTTTAATAAATATATAACAGAAATTGATAGTATATTTGCAACACCGTTGCCAACTTTTAGCAATCCATTCGCACAACAAGCTCCTAGTACAACGGGTGAAACTCCAAGAGTTAGAATAAAGTTATAAAATGGCATTAACGATATTTGAATTTGAATTGCCTGATGGTACAGTTTTAGAAATTGAAGCTGACGAAAGCAAACAAGCTGAAGCTACTGCAAAGGCTAAAGAATATATTGCTGCACAACAAACAACCCCAGTTCCACAACCAACTCCACAGCCAGAACTAACTCCAGCTCAAAAACTTACAGACATAGCTAGAAGTGGTGCTAAAGGTGCGGTTACAAGTTTAATTGGATTAGCGTCTTTGCCTTCTATGGCACAACAAGGTGTAGCTAGTTTAATGGAAAAAATGGGAGCAACAAGACCCACTTACGGTTTAAGAACAGCTCCTACTTATGAGCAATTAACAGGATTGGTAGAACAAATACCTGGTGCTGAAGCAGTAACACAATATCAACCACAAACAAGAAAAGGAAGATTTGCAGAAAGTGTAGCTGAATTTACCACTCCTCCTTTAGGATTGGCTCCAATTAGAGCATTAAAAGTTGGGGGAGCAACTGGAACAGTTCAACAATTTCAAGAAGAACTTGGCATAGAGGGGCCCGCATCAATTCCATTAACTTTATTAACTGGTGGAATATCAACCTATGCAACTGATCCCAACAGAGCTGTTAAGTTAGCAGCAGAAGCATTAAAAGGAGTCCCACAAGAAAAAATTGATTTAGCAAAAACAGTAGAGGCTTATGCTGAAAGTAAAGGAGTCAAGCTTACCGCACCCGAATTAATACAAAGTGATATTCTTACCAAGCTTGGCGAGTCTGTTTACAATTCTCCAGAGGGCGGAAGAATAATGTATGAATACATTAAAAACAGGCCACAACAAATGCAAGCAATGGCAGAAAATTTATTTGATAATCATATTGCAAAAAATCCAGAACAATTAAAGAAAGTTTTAAAAAATGCAAATGTATCAGCAAAAGAGGCAGTTAGTGAAGCAAGAACAGAAAGAACTCTTGAATCACAACAAGCTGGATATAAAATTGCTGATGATGATTTTTTAGATACATCACAAGTTAAAAATATTTTAGATGATATAAGTGAACAAATACAATTAAGTGCAAAAGGTGCGACAAAAGAAAAATTAATTTCTTTTAGAAATCGTTTTATAAAAAAAGAAATAAAACCAAAAGATGAAACTGTAAACATATTAGATCAATATGGAAAGCCTATTGGCATGAAGGCAACTGAAACAAAAATAATTCCAGAAACAAGTATTAGAAAAATTAGTGAGATTTACAGAGAAACTAGAGATGCTATAGCAGATTCAACAGCTGGAACAGCCAAAGAAGCAGATGCGCTTACAAAAAATCAAATTAAAAAATTAAAGCCAATCTTAAATAAGATAGACGAATTTCTTAAAACAAATGAAAATTATTTAGCTGGTACAGAAAAATATAAACAACTTACAAATACCATAGTTGAGCCAACCTTAGAGTCTATTGAGCCATTTTTAATTGGCAAAGGTGTGACTGCAAGCAAAGTAAAAAACCAAATTTTTGGTATTGAGAATGTAAAACCAGCCGATATTAGAGCGACATATACGACAATAAATAAAATAGATAAGCAAGCTTTTCCAAATTTGGCTAGAGTTTATTTCGATCAAATCATAGATCGAACATTATATAAAACAACAAAAGCTGGTAGGCCTTCATTTGGAGCGGGATTTAATTTATTTGAAGCATTGGCTGGTACAAAAAATTTAGATAAAAATTTTAAAGCAGTTTTGTCTGGAGTAGCAGAGGCAAGAGGTTTAAATAAAAATGAAGTATTGCGTGGTTTTGATAAGTTTAATGAAATTTTAAAAAGAACCGCAACCCTTGCTAATGTAGATAATCCAAAAAGACCACCAGATGCAATAGTCTTAACTAGAGAAGCTGCACAAATAGGTGCTTTTATGTGGACTGTAAAATTTGCTAATAGATTTAGCAAAAGAGTACAGGAAAAAACATCAAGGCAGCTAGCAGAAATATTTGTAGATAAAAATTCTGTAGAAGAATTAGAAAAACTTGCAAAAATAGATATTACAAAAGGAGAAGCTTTGAAGAAAGTAATAAATATTCTTGCAATAACGAATAATTTAAAACCCCTACCAACAGAAGATCAACCAGTAGAACAACCTGTGCCACAGTAAACCATGTCAAGAACCACAGAACGGGTTGGTCGTTCTGGCGAGTATTTCGTAGCATCACTTCTCTCTCAAATATCCGACACAGTTCTTATGGTTCCTCATTCAGCCGAAGCTGATTTACTGTTTGAATACAACAACACACTTTACAAAGTCCAAGTTAAAACCAAGACCAAGATAGAAAAGCACAGAGCGAACTGGCGGTTTGATATGCGTAGAGGATCGCACACTAAGAACCGTACTTATGAAGATGGTGCAATAGACATCTTTGCCTTTGTCTCCTTACAGCACATGAACGTGGTGTTTCATAAAGCAGATGATACTCACAGCGTTACGATTAAAGACGAGGAGATGAAGAACAACAAACCTATAGACAACATATTAGACATATTAGATAAACTTCACTATACTACCTAATAACACATTAGGGAGATGTTATGAAAACTTTAGACGAAATGTTTATGGTCTATGTCAAAGACCTTAAAAGAAGACAAATCAAGACTGTTGATAAGATAGAGCAAGTCTATAAAAAGAATATCAGTCCTGTATTGGGCGATAAGAAGATAGACGAGATTGTTCGTGGAGACATAGCACAGTTACACTTTGATATTAGCGACAGAGCACCTTCTCTGGCTAACAAGTGTTTATCTATTATAAAAGCCATTTATAACCTAGCCATTACATTATCATTGGTAGTTATAAATCCAAGCACCAATATACCCAAGAACAGGGAAAACAAACGCAAGCGATACCTGACGAATGAAGAACTGTTAGCAGTCAGAGATCAGCTGAATAAATTAAAAGATGACCAAATCTATCAGAAATCGGTTGCCTTTATCTGGTTGCTAATCCTAACAGGTGCAAGGAAGGGGGAGATAGCCAAAGCTAAGTGGACTGACCTGGTAGGTAACACACTGGTTATCAAGGATCATAAAACAGACAGGTACGGAGAGGATCGTATTATCCATCTAACACCTATGGCAATGGACATAATTAATCAGCAAGATCGCTCCTCTGAATACATCATTGGTATTAAAACACCGAGAAGAACATGGGAAACCATCAAACAAACTATTGGTTTAGACGATATAAGACTGCATGATATTAGACACAGTTACGCATCTTGGTCTTTGCAAAAGATTAATCTATCAGAGGTAGGTAACTTATTAGGCCACCGAGATCAGGCAACCACCCAGAGATACGCACATATTCATCAAGACAAAGCGATAGCCAATGCGAACCTTGTAGGAGAACACATACAAAACATTATTGATGGTGAATAATGTTATGTTTCCTTTCTGTCTGTGACAAAGATTTGTTTGGCAGAGTCCATAGATATATCGTATTCATCCGCTAAGAAGGTAAGTTTCTGTCTTGGAAAAGACTCCTTATCTTCTATAGCGTTCATTACGATTATCTTCTTAGTGACATCATCATAACCATTCCAGTTAGAAACCTGACTAAAACTGCGACCACAAATACATTTGTCTCCAGCTCCATAAGTCAAGCTACATACTGATATGCAAGGATTGTCTTTAAGACTCGTAGTCTTGCCATCTATCTTTACCTTATCTATATATTGGCTCATTTATTTTCCTCCCGTATACCTTCGGGATTGCATCCGTAGACCATCTCTAGTTCCAAGTCTATATAATGCTTTGCTTTTAATAAGTCCTCTACCTTGTCTTCTTTGTTTCTGGTTATGTATTTAACACAGTTACCCAGATTCCAAGACAGATCATTAGCATATATATACTGCGTAGGAGTGATCTTCAGACTCCTGTAATGATCACCTCCA